TGTTTTGATCTGGGGTATAACCAATGCTCTTGGTCATTGTAGAAGAGTTATCAAAGCCTAGAATCACCATGACTTTATCGCCTACTGCGGGAGTCTGAACTATGCCTGAAATTGTTGTACTTTTAATTCCAATAGTTTGACAAGATATTCCAAGAGCTGTGGCACTTCCTATTGTTTCTTGATTAACACAACCAGAACTGATTCTACAGATGTGAATAGTATCCCAAGTTATGTTCATTTGTGCAGTTGTAATGTTTATTCTAATGGTCCAAGTCCCAGCATCCCAATTTAACGAATCAACATTGATGATTTCAAACCATACTGCTCGTTTATCTGCTGCACTTCCATCAACCGTGACTGTCTTTGCTGTAGCACCTACAACTCCACCTTCCTCAGCTTGATTTCCCTCTTTGTCTGTGTTTTCAGTTCCACCTGCACAATAAAGATCCAGTGCACAGACTACAGCATTATCAGTTTGTTGGTGTTCTGTTATCGCTCATCGCCTTCTTTACTAGCTTTATGAATTTCTGATAATCCATCTTCTTACCAAATTTGACAAGCTTTCCTGATTCTAGTTCTTTTGAGTATTTTGTTATTTCATGTAAAAGATGACGCGGAAGATAGCTGTCCTCGCCGACAGTGTTTTCTCTATTGCCTTTGTCATCATCCCATGTTATGATTTGAACATCGTTTGGAGATGCGTCAAACCAGCTTCCATCTTTGGAACTGAAAGATGATTCATCGGAATACCATATTTTCCATCTTGTGGTTTTCATATTTCATTTTATGCTATCGTCAACTGGTTCTCCAGTGTCCAGGTCTGACCTGCTGGTTTGGTTCCGTTGGCCACAGTATCGCGGTGCAAGTTGGCGTTTGGTGTTACACCGTTGTCTGTTGTGTATTCCTCCCATGCGAACTCTGCCTCGCCTGATATAAACTCGGACTTCCAGTCTCTGCGTTGTCCTGCCCCAGCGGTTGGGAAACCTGCCAGTTGTCCTTTGAATAGAGTAGAAGCACCTAACAGTCCAGTCTGTGTTGCTGCTGGTGCGGTTACAGAGTTGCCGACACCACATCTCGCAAGTAGATTAGTATAGTAATCTACTGCGTTTGTTTCATCAACCAAATCCCATATCTCAGTGATGCCCTCGTTCAGAAACAGGTTGAGTTTGAGCCAGGGAAGTGTTTTGACCACATTCAGCTCCAGCAGATAATTGTGTGCTAGCTTCTTCGCTATCTGTTTGAAGTTATATCCTTTGTTTAGCAGTTCGCTGATTGGGTTGTTGCCAAAGCCTGGGATGTGATGCTTTGGTTCTTCATACTTCTCGACTATCATGGTTTGAAGACCCATCGCCTGCTTTGGCAGTGTGATGCCCATCTTCTCGTAGGTGCCCTCCCAAAGTCTGAACAGTGAATCTTTGAAGATTGGAAATTTGGTAAACTGTTTGTAACCCCATCGTAATATTACATCCGTCTCTTTGTTCTCCAGTTTGATTGTCTGTTTGTGGGTTCGCTTGATCAGTATCTGTGCAGAACCTGCTTGAACCCTCACCAAGTGCTTTGGCATCCTGAACTTGCCAGGACGGGTGATGATATCTTGGTATCCTATTCTATTCAATTTAGAATCAACTCTTTTGGATTGGCAGCATTCCAAACAGGACCTGTTTGTTTTGTGAACTTCGCTGATATGATAATCCAGATTATCCTCATGTCTTCTCCACCTTCACATAGGTTGAACCGACTGCTTTGAACTTCTCGGCCTCTGCCTTCTGTCTGGTTTCATAGGCTTCTTCATCTGCCTTGATCTTGGCAGCGCAGTCTGCTTTGAGGTTGTGACCGCAGTTGTTGCACTTCCAGTCGGTCTTGTCACAATTCAGTGGATTCTGATGACAGGTGCACATTCGGTCGTCGGTACAGTTGCAGTCCATTGCTAAAGCCTTGTTTTACAGAATAAAAAGAATATCATCTGAACGTCCTCACTTTCTTGTAATCGAACTGCATCTGGAGGTAGTGTCTCTGTTCCTTCTCATCAAAGATGTCGCGGCTGGTATCATTGAAGAGGTCTTCGGTGAATATTGTCAAGCGTACTGCGCTCTTCTGTCCGATGCTCACTTTATCTGGATGTTCTATCTTGTACACCTTCGGATCCATGTTTGTTTTGAATTTGATTTGTTCGGTGTCGTAGTTGTTGCCCTTCTCGTCTGGTTTGTTTACGAGTTTGAAGTTGTAGGTCTTGTCGCCCTGCACCTCCAACTCCTTTAGATCAATGAATGATATGTCAGGATACAGAGTATCCTTGTATTCAACCTGCAGGACTGATGCCATATTTCTTCACAAGATAGTTGAGTATCTTCTTCTTTGCGGGAGCGTTTGGGTCTGTTGATCTGACTGTGGATGGTTTGGGAACCATAATCTTGAGGCTCCTGCCCTTCTCGGATAATCCTATAATGTTGCGCAGTTTGCTGAGGTCACCAGTCACTTCCTCCTTGGTTGGCTTGGTTAGCTTTACACCGGCATCTATGAACATGTCAATAAAGTCGTCTGGATTGAACTTGTCTATGAATGCAGGATCCTTCAGGATGTTGAACACGTCTCCTATTTCTGCGGGAGTCATTGGATCCTCCTGACCCCAGTGGAGTTTAACGTTGGCTTTCTTGATGTCATAGCCCTCCTGCGCGATGAGTGGAGCGTATATCATCCGCTCTACGAACCGCTTGTGGAATCGCTGATTCATCTGGATAAGTGGGAACATTGCATCGACTGCCTCCTTGCTGGATGCGTAGGTGAAGTTTAGTGAAGACCAGAGCCTGATTAAAGGTGACATGGTTCCAGATACGATCTGGTCATCGATGTATCTGATGAATGTGTCAAAGCGGTTCTGCGTATCCAGTGAAACAGTCTTGATATCGCCTTTTACGTTGCCGACAAAGTGTTGGAGTGGATCTAGTTTGTTGAGTGCGGTGTTTACTGTGGAGACGTATTCCTCTGTCGCGCCCTCGCCCTCAAAGAAGCCGAAGTATCTTGGGAGTCCTGCGTAGATCATCTTTATGGATACGTCTTCAATCTTTTCGGCTGCCTGGAACCATGACTCTCGCTTTACGTTGGTTCCGCCATCTGTCTGATAGCCGATTCCCTTTCTTGCCATTGCCTGGCCGATGCCCTCACCGAATGCACCCTCATCTATTGGAAGCCATCTGGCATGTATGATATCGCCAGGCAGGACGTTTACATCACCGCGTCCGCCCCAGTTTTGTATGAACTTGACAGTGTCACCCGCCTCATCCCGGTATATCTTTGTAAAACTGGAAAGCGGAAGCATGTAGATGCCTGCGAATGGGTTGACTTCGTCCTCCACTGGATTAAGGAATGCGTTCCCGCTAGCCCAGACATCTCGTGATATCTTCTGATTGAGCGTATCTAGATCCCAGTCCTCTGCAAAGTCGTTGACTATCTCCAGGGACTTGCGTCCTGTTGGAGTGGTCATGTCTGCTGAGTTGAAGAAGCCCACGCCGACTGCGTTGGCCATGTAAGTGAAGACTGTAAGTTTGAATTTCAGGTTTCTTTTGATATTGTCTACAATATCCTTGAGCGGTACGTCAAGCGTCTCACCAGTCCATACTTGGGTGGGTTTGGTGATTGCCGCTGTAGGCTTGGGTGCCTCTGATGGTTCTGGGTGAACAGCATCTGTTTTGGATAGAAAGTCTAGAGCATCCATTGATTACTACTTTTTCTCGGTACTTTTTAGAACTAGGTAAGTGACTATCTGCTCCTCAAAGTAGAATGACGTGTCGCAGGATACGCAGTTGTACTTTGTAACCTCTAGGAACTTGCCAGCGACTGGCATCTCCTTCTTCTCTGATTTACAGTTGCCTTGGCAGCGAGGACAGGATATCAATCTACAAACCTCTCATAGATTGCATGATTTAGAATGATGATGCAGGTGTCTCGTGGATCATGCAGGAATGAGAATACAACAAAGCCGTTGATTGACAGACTGATGTCTGTGATTTTGGTATCGGTTGACATCTTTCTGTTACAAAAGTGTGATTTGAACATCAGCGTCCTCCTTTCTCAAGATCAGGGTATTCCTTTGCAATCTGTGAAGGTAACAGTCGTTTTGATAACAAACGCCTCCAGGTGCGGGGTCGTGCTTTCTTCTTTGGCAGGATAAAGCCTTGGATGCTTCGCAGGCGGTGACTCAAACTGGCCACACCAATACTTCATCCATACATTCCCTTCTACAAGCGTGAATGGTTTTATTATCTTTAATTCGACTCCACCATCTTACTCCAGTATCTGGGTTTATTGGATTGAGTGGTTCTCCTAGACTGTTGCAAGGAGATTCTTGTTCTTTCCCACATCCATCGCATGTTGCTTTGAAAGTCATTGTTTAACAGTCACCGCTTTGCTGCATAATGAGATTTGAGCCAGGAACTCTGTTATCATGTTCATGTAGTTGACGTCCTTCTCTGGACTGGATTGGCTTTTGATCCGGCGCACCTTTTCATAGGTATCTTTGAATAGCTTCTCTACTTTATTGTAATCTATATTCATTCTGACCATTACTGGCTTACCCATCCCACTCCTCCTCATCGATTAGATCCTCAGAGCAGTTGCAATGTTCCGGACCTAGTTGATAAATTATACAAAATGGGTCATGATCTGGATAGATGATTCCGTTAGGTCCATAATCCACTTGAACTACGCCACCGCCTGATATCTTGATGGTGCTCATTAGATTACTTTCATCTCCAATGATTCTCCAAACAAGAAGAACACTCATCGTTTGGTTCCATTCTTACACAGATTTCATTAGTATTAGGGCATCTCATTCTATATTCATCTCTGTCAGTTCTGTCGGGTGAGCCAGTCTTAAGTGTGTCTTGATTGAGGAATATCTACCAGTTTGTGGACAGTAAGGACACCTGAATTCAGTCATTGCCTCGTCCTTTCAAAGCATTCGGCATGATACCATTTGCTTGAACGTGATCCTGCAGAGTGGATGGCTTGGCCTATTGTTATCTCTTCATCACATTTGAAACATAAGATTAAGTTGGTTTTGAGTATGTTGCAGATCTTCGTGTATCTGGGCCCAGTCAGGATATAGGTTCTGCTTCTTTTGCCCATCTACAATATCCCTCCTCCCTTTCTTTTGTGACCTCTAACCTCGTTGATTTTGTGTCGCAGTTGGCTGGTGGATAGTTCGTTAATTTCCTTAACATTGAACTCAATACCCTTCAAGATCAACAGATTGCTCAAACAGTTGATCATGCTGGTCTTTCTGAGTCCGGACATCACTTACCTCCTGGTCCGCCGACTTTGAAGATGCCCTTATACTTTGTTGCCCTCATATCGAGATACCAAGCAGCCCAAGCACCATTCTGTGCATGCAGTGCATCATCTGGTTCGCTGATATCATGGATGTAAGTTGTGTATTCTCCTTTTCTGGAATGTGCTTGCTTTGATTCTATTGCAGTGAAGTGATCAATCACGAATTCAATCTTATCCAGGTCTGCTCCCGGCCAGGTGATATGGTGATTGTTGATGAGTGATATCTGTGAATCGATTGCAAAGGTGCGGTCTACTTCTACAAGGTTCTTGTCCCAGACGTGATCAAGTTTCCAAGGTTCCGCTGCGTTGGAAAGATAGATCATCTTTGTGATATAGTGATGGTATCGTTTCTCCAGTTGTTGCACCTGGTAGGTACCTCCACCTGCATCCATGACTCCCTTCTTTGGTTTGTAAAGGTCGATTAGTCTGATGACACGTTCTGCTTGTTTTGCAACATCAGGCTCATCAATCTTCTCGGTGTAGATGACTCTGAATGTTGGTATGTTTGGGTTTGTGCACTGCCAGAAATAGGGAACAGTAAACGCGCGCTCACCACCTCCCCAATCGTTTCCAAAGTAGACCTCGCCAAGTGAATGGTCTACTTCCTCTGGTGTGAGCATTGAGAGGTTATTGTCAAAACATGCTTTCATCATGGCTTCTGTGATTGGCTTCTTTGCGCCCTTGTACCAATCACCAAATATCTCAGTGATTAGACGACGGAGAGTCATAGTCTTGCGCTTTGCATCTATCTGTTCTTTGGTTATCCAGGGGACTATGGTCTGCGGGACGCTGTAGGAATGGTCCTCTGCTTGCGGGTTCTTTGCAATCCAGGAATGTGATTGAACGTCCCAGTGGAATTGTGTGCCCTTCATCCACATCTTGTGCCAAGCAGTCTCTGCATCTGAACCTGTTCCAATTCCTAAAAAGCGCTGATGTGGGCTGTGGTCCATTGCAGAGAGCAAGACATCAATCTCATTGACATCTTGTGATTGTATCTCATCAGCTACGATAAAGTCTGCAGGTATGGACCTGGCTTCTTCGTATCCCTCCCAAGCGGAGTGAAAGTATAACTTGGAACTGTTGGCCAACGTGAGGACTGTCGCTGTATGATTCTGGAGAGGTGCTATCTTCTGGAGTGCAGGGCTTTGACTGATTGCCCAGTCTCTGACTCGCAGGTTGCTGAACTTGGATGTCTGGGACCCACGCGCTGCAACATATAATCCCACTGTTCCCGGGAACAGCCAAGTCAGGAAGAGTAGCCAATTCACTGCAAGTTCTGTCAGTTCTGTTTGTCTCCCTTTAGCTATTAGGATGCGCTTTGCAATGTCGCGGTAGATTTGTAAAAGATAATCTCTGTCTTTGAAATTAAAAGGCTCTTTTTTTAGGATCCTGGTTTGCTGAGTCCATAATACGATATCATGTGAGAGTTCAATTGATTCAGCGTCTCGTAAAGCCCTGGATTCGGTACTGGCCTCATGGGCATAGATGTAGTGTGGATTAGGTTTTACTGGTGGTTTGGGCAAGGCTATCAGGTGGAGTGGTTTCTGCTAATTTGAGAGACTTCATTTGCTTCTCTATGATGTCCTGTGATTCGTCAATGTAGGATGAGAGCCATGGTTGCAGTTGTACAATCTTGTCGAGTATCACTGACTTTTTGTAAGCGCTGTCTTCATTGTTGTAGTTTATCCAGTATTCTGCTTCGCACATTTCCAATGTGTCCAGGGTGAGCAGATGACGTTCTTCCATTCCACTCTTTGCAATGTGGATTAATCTGTTGTGCCTCATCTCCTTGATCTTCTTTAGATTATCAAAATATGCGGATCGTTTCATTTTGTACTTGTGATTCTTTATGACCTCGAGCGCTTTTGCTACTGGCAGTCTCATTAATCTGGTTCTGAGGACAAGTGACTGCTTGTCACTCAAGATGTAGTCCGACTCTTTCATTCTTCGCATGTGTAGGATCCATACCTCAATCCAGTTTAAGTGTGGTATTGTTAGCTGGAGTGATCTGCAGGTGTTGTTTAGTTTAGTAAAAAGGCAGAAGGCGTCAATCTGATTCAAGCATTTAGCCTCCTAACAAGCCATCCGGTACCAGATATCAGATGTATAATTCACTACGCTCTTCTATTTATGATAAAAAAGGTTGTAAGGGTTGCCCCTTCCAGTCCAAGATAACCAGCACCGCCTGCGATGTATCCACTACAGGTAGCTGGCTCTTGTATAGTTCACTATATTGCTCTATTTATGATGATGGTATCATGATTCCTGATGTGGGGGGTAGAACTTCTGATGGTGGTGGTGTTTGTTGTGTTGTTATGATCAGGAGGGCTGTTATTGCCGTCAGGATTGCTAATTAGACCATCAGAAGTTGTGATGGAGGGGGTGTAATTCCTGGCCGAACTTCGTTGGTTTTGGTTCATTCCATGACGATATAATGGGAATGTGGGTTTGGCCGGATCTGGGTCGAAATACCATGGTGTCTCTGGGGTTGATTATTCTCATGTCTTTTGAAGATGTATCTTAGGATAACTGCATCTCGGTGCGATCATTATTGTAAGAAGTAGAAGAATGGATGTGGATTATAGCGGTGTTTTGGTAAAGCAGTGTTTTTGATGATATTTTGATGATGTTAATGTTCCCTGGTAACGAGATTCGGCGTGGTAAAAATGAAGTCGGCAGAGTCCTACGTCACTATAGTTTAGCAGTGTTCTCCACCTGGTTCTGTTGGATAGAACTTGAATCCGCTGATCGATCGTTCTATTAGAGTCTACTACTGGACAATGGTTCACAAATTAGTTCAACATTGTTGGGTTGTTCTTCCCCGCAGCCAAGGCATGTCATCCTGGAACTGTGATTCCAGACTCCGCACTTGCAGATCCAGTGGTCCCTCTTCTTGTACTCTTGATCTGACAATGAGCATCCTCCTCAGATGTTGGTTGTAAGAAGTGCGCGGGAAAAACCACTAACGCGCGCACTCTTAGAGGAACCAGTTGGAAACAATACGAAAAAACTGGCTCTCCCCGATAACATGATGGTGTACTTGTTAATGTGCCTTAGCTGGTAGCGGCAGGAGTTCCATGTTCTTCTCTGTGCGTATCTTCTGCTCGTTGAACCACTCTGCAATCTTTTTGTACCTTAAATCGGTCTGGAATATTCTTTGGGCAAGGTCTTCGAGTTCAAAGTTGCGCTCTATGCCCTGTTTCACCCACTTTGAGGAAATGCCAGCAAGTTGATGGATCTCATTCTTTGACATGTAAAAACTCTGAATTTTCAGCAAAAACTTTGTAAAAGCATCCAGTTTCTGGCGCTCGTCATGTATCTGCTTGATTCGGGCCAGTGTGATAGATGCGTCCTTCCAATATTCGACCCTTTTCTTCAATTCGGTTAATCCACCGAATTTCTTGACGATAAACGTGTTCAGTTCCTTGCGCTTCTCTATGCTGGCGGAGCGGTACTTGTCCCTGATGGAACCTATGATGCTGATGGCATCTCCAAGCACATCCTCCATCAGTTTGAGGGCTTCGTCCAGTAAATCGATGGGAGCCTGGTCTTCTTCCTCCAGAACATACAAGCGTTTGTACTTTACAGGACAGTATTTTCGCACGTCCCTGTCTGCGTCCTTTGGGAAGAACTTTGTGAGAACGCCGCAGATCTTTGTCTGGTCTTCAAAGTAAGGTTCCAGTTTTTTGGCTGCTGCTATAATGACAGGCTCCATGGCCTCGCGCTTGGTGCGGAAGATGGCCTCGACTGTCCTGATCTCTTCTGAGAGCAATTCCCGGATGTTGACCTGTTCAGGTAAGAGCGACATTACGAGGGAACTAAATTGTCTGCTCAATAAAAAAGGTGGGTGGGATCGATTATTGACCGTTCTGTTAGTTTATGACCACCAATACCATGCCAGCAAACAGATACTGACTGCAATGGATGTGCCAAATATCAAACCGCCGATTATGTTCCTTTTTGGGTTTGTCCATCTGGAGAGTATCTTCAGGTGATCTCTGAGGGCGTCCTCGGAGTGGTGATCTATCACACCACTGCAGACTCGGCAGCGGTAACCAGACATGTCTTTCATGTGTTGTTTGATTTCGTCCTGGGTATAGCGTACCCAGGGAGGTAACTCTTCGCTATCGTGCTGTTCGTCCCTGTTCATCTTGGCAACACCTTCAAACACTTTGGACAGACGATCTTGCCAGTTGGTAACTTTATTGGTTTCTTTTGGTGGTCGCAGAAGTCCTGTTCCTTTAGGATATCGAGTGCGATGCGCTTCCAAGCGGGTTCCATCAGTTGCCATCTCCATATTCATTGGCGTTTGCCACCCATTCGGTTAGTTCCTCATCTGCTCCTCTGAGTTCTGAGGTCAGTCCACTACCGTCTCTGTTCTCGATAGTCTCAGCAACCTGTTGAATCATTAGACTTGCTTTCTCTATCTTGGTGATGTCTGCTTTTGTGATCTTGGTCATCAGTAAGCATCTCCAGTGCCAGAAGGTTTGAATTTCTTCGTAATTTCCAGGTGCACTACTTTGCGTCCTTCAGGATAGGTGAGTTCGGTGACTTCAAGTTTGTCACCGACTTCAAGTTTGTATGCTTCCTTGTTGATGATGCCTTGGGTGCGTTGGGTGTAGATCTTGAGGGTCATGTCTTTCTCCTCTTGATAGCGATGTCGAGACCAACCTTGTCAATTCTTTCCTTATCCTGTTCATTGAGTCCTCCTTTGAAACCTCCGAATCTTCCGCATCTTGAGGTCTTGTTGTGTAGATTGAGATTGGAGAAGAGTCTGTGACATCGAGGACATTTATGGTCTCTCATTTGTTATCGGCCTCCAGTTGGTTTAGCCTGCCGATTATCTGCTTGCCTCGCTCGGCATTGTCGACGGTTCCAAACTCTCCATATTCCAGTTCAAGGAATTGTAGGACGGTTGAGAGTTTGTAGGTTGGTTCAATGTTGCTCAAAAGTCTGTCCTCCTGGCTATCTCATAACAGGAGTTCATAAGTTCCTGCACTTCCTTCGTGGTCATTTCCTTTTGCTCACATAGTTTGTGGTTGCTGAATCTGTTCTCATAGTTGTAGGTGCCAGTGGGTTCATCATTTACGTCTTTGAGTTCATAGATTCTAGTCCAGCTATGGCCATCGTTCTCTAGGGTCCAGGGGAACTCGATTTCCATTGTCTTTGTGACTTTCATACTGTGACCTCCAGTTGATGTTCTTGAAAGAGCCTCCACTCTTCATTCCACTTCCAGGGTTTCTCAAAGAAGTAGATAGCATCAGAGGTGCCATCAAATTCGCCGCGTTCGTCTAGGTATTTTGCAAAGTCGAGGACATCAATTTGGTTGTCGTACCAATTCATTGTTGATTCCCCCTGAAGAATCCTACTGCTTTGATGTGGGAGTAGATTGGAAACTTGATTCCTTTGAGTGAGTCATAGTAATACTTCTCACAGTTGCATGCTCTAGGTGTACCATAATAAACAAAGTGGCCGGGATTCATTGGTCGACTACTTGGCACTAGATAAAGCAGGCCAGGCACTAGCTCCTCTATTTTACCAGAGTCTAGGATTTGAAGTGCCTGTGCTTTTTGAAATTCTGTGGTTTTTCCCATGTCTATATGTATAGACATCAATACATTTATAGTTTTAAGTGTGGGCACTGGCCATACATGCCTCGTCCCCAATTACAATTATGGCATAATATTTGAAAATCGTCTTTAGAGCCATATTTTAGAATGTGTTTCCAGCGTGCCTCTTGATTTGGGATTCTCTTTTTATCCTTAACTCCTTCATTATTTTTATGATCTACTGTTAGGAGATTGGGGATGGATTCATTACACCCAGGACAGGCACAGGCGTCTCCAAATTTCTCAAGTAGTTGTTGTCTTAATTTAATCCGAACTCTTTTCTGATATCGTGCTTGAGTCTTTGCATGATACATATAGATTCGATGTTATCTATACTCAATATACTTTCTGATGACTCCATTGTTTCCACTCCAAGATCGCAAAAGTGTTGGTCTTCAGTGATTTTAGGTGTGGATCCGTTGGTACCACTTGATCGCGACGCACACACCTAAACTACTTCTACCAATACTCTATCAAACATTGAATAGCCTTTTTTTTTAGCTGCAATAGTTGTACCTCCTACATATCTAGTCACATAACGACCATGTTTTTTGATTTGTTCAGGATTCTTGCGTTCTGTTTTGAATTTTCTTAGAATCTCAACCGCTATTATCTCATTATCCTTGACAGCTATTCCATCAGGAGATTTACCATCTAGACTGAAAGCTTTCCATCCTTTTTCTCTAAGAGAATTCAACACTCTCTCCAAAGCTTCTTCGTGTTCCTTTCCACCTTTTTTAGGCATAGAAGATATTCACACACCATATTAATAAAGGTGAGACACCTTCATTTCCACTCTTTACTTTCTTTAATTTTATTTTTTGAGTTTAGATGAAGAATAGGATAGCTCATTGATCAGAAATCTTGATAGCTGATGTTAAGTTGATAGGAAATGAAGGTGTGTCTGTTGGGTAGAACTAGACGATGCAGTGATCCAGACTGCTTCTATAAACATGGTTATCATTGTCATGCCTGTGGGCAGGGCTTTGGTACCATGAGCGAGGTCTCCAGACATACAAGTAGCGAGTGTGCATTCACACCTGTAATTAAGACAATCTGCTAGGTTTGAACTTCTTACAGGGACATTCATACCACTCACACTCGAGTTCATGAAGTCCTGTTCTGGAGTTCTGCTTGTGATCCGATTTGTTGTGATAGCAAGATTTGTGTGCGCATTTATGTACTCTCCCGCCTTTCATATCAATATCCTTTGAATTTGAAGTGTTTGTCCAGTTCTTTAAGAATGCCTTCCCTGGAGTAGCTGTTGGTCTTGGCCTTCCAGATGATGATGTACTTGATCTTTTCAGATTGGTAGTCTTCGATGCGGTCTAAATCCTTTCTGCTGAGCGTCTCACCATCACCACGTACTTCACCATGCAAGTCGATGGCTGTGTTCTTCAATGGTACCCAAACATCCGGATCGCGGTACCATTTGGTTCGTTCAATCCAGACAGGATGACTAGAGATTGCAGCGATGTCGTAAACCTCTTTCAGTAGATAGATAACTCGGAAGCGGTCGTCCAAGTCTGTTGCCGTCTCTTGTTTACGTTGTGCTTCGTGGATGTATTGTTTCTTCATCTTCAAAGTCTCTGATACCTATCTTTCTGCAAATTTCCTTAAAATCGTATGCTAGACCTCCACTGATTGGTTCCATCACTTTACCTCTGCATAGTGATAGATTGTTATAATGCTGTCGATGTTTGGTGAACCAGGATAAGGTTCTCGATATCTCCAATACTTGACGCGTCCATTGATGAACTTGACCTCTGCACCTCCATCAATGACTAGGTCTTGGAACCAGGGTGTGCCGGTGTAACTTGGCAAGAGGCAGACACCAATGACATGATGTTTCCTGGCTTCTGAGATTGCTCGAAGTATCAACTTCTCCAATATCTCTGTCTTCCAGGGGAAGTTCGCAAAGAAGTTCTCATCCCATGGTTTAATGTAGGTCTCCTCTTTGGTGTAGAACTTTGCGCAACAGGATTGCTGTTTGTCATCCGCGCAGACATCAAGTGTCAGGTTATACCACTTGACGAGTTCTTTCAATCCCCAGGACTCAAAGCCGAAGTTACCAGTCTTCGGAGTCTCCCAGTCTATGTTCTCACTGTTGGATTGTGTTGTCCCATGCATAGTTGGCTCGAACCTTCTGACGTTTTATTCTAATCATTTGAACATTACATGTTCTGCATTTTCTATAATTTCTGTATATGATGAGATTGTAGCCACTAAAAGGATGCCCTTTGGAACAGTGGGTCTTTTTGCTGTTGTAGTGCTTGATCTTTCCTGTTAGTCCACGCTTGACATTCTCTTTTTGTGTAATTGCTTCTAGATGTTCTGGGTTAACACAAAGTGTGTTTTTACAAAGATGATCAATCGTCAGTTTCTTGGGAATATCACCTTTGAATATCTCGTATGAGAATCTATGTGCTAATCCCATCTCTTGGCGGAAGTAAAATTTGCCATATCCGCCTTGGGTCTTGGTTGCTGTCCATAACCAGCAGTTATTTGTTTTTTTGACTTTAGGCCAAAACCTCTGCATATCTTTTGGTGTGATTTCACTGATCTCTGGCATAATTACTTCTGACTTCTTGTTCCAGTTCTCTCGCTCTTCTTCTGGTTTTGGAAGGAGTGAGTATGTTGCGTATCTCACGATCGATTCTCTGCATGCTAGTCATTGCGCCTGCATTCTTTGGCCAGACTCCAGTGTTATTTTGTAATTCTAACATATAATCGAAGCGAATCCAGTAAAACATTAGAATGACATTATTATCTTCTCGTGTGAGTTTAGAATTTTGTAAAAAAAGGGTGTGGAGGTTATCGTGTATGATTGGATAACCGATATCATTCCCGCATTGGTGACAACGTTTAGCCATGATGGTTCTTCCACCATAGTTCTGAGTATTCGCCGCATGTGTTGCATTTACCGTCGCCTTTGGTACTTGGTCCATCAGGACACTTGCAGAATGTGGTTGGTGTTGTTGGTTTGGATGCAATGTTCTTGTCTGATTTCTTGCCAGTCTCTCCAGTCATCACAGTGTAGCATCTTTCCCTGCTTCTAGTTATTGCCATCGCACGACAGATGTGTTCGCTGGCTTCAGCAGTAAGATCATTGCTGCTGTTATCAGCAAAGCCCCCATCTGTGCAGATTCTGCCATTGGGTGCAGTGCATTGCATTGTGATCTTGTAGCCGACGTATGACGGTTCGTCTGGTCTGGTGTATTTTCTTTCTTCAATGATGACTGTGTCAAGATTAAATGCGACTCCTAACTTGTAGAGCCCAGTCTTGCCGACTCCATAGCCGACTACTTTGGTTTTGTCTTTGTTTTTGATTTCATAGAAATCTGATTCCTTTAGGATTAAGGATCTGAGTTTCTCAAATTTCTCAAATTTGGCGGCAATTACTTCTGGCGTCTCTGAGATTTCAACCATGCCCACCTTGGTGCTTTGGCCTTTCCTGGGTTGTAAAGTAGGAGGAGTCTCTGAAACTTCGACGGCGGTCTCAGTTTCAGGGCTTTCTGTGCTTTCCGCTGCTGCGGTTTCTGTTGCTTGTTTTGCGCTCATCTTCTAGTGGAGTGTCCTGCTTCGCTTTATTTCTTACAGGTTCAAACATCTTGATCATTGCTACCTTGATGTTCAACTCCAGAATGGTGTTGAAACTCTTAACCCAGCGGTAGATCGATTTAGTGACCGCTTCCTGCTGGTTCTGCACGCACATCTGACAGGACTTTTGGCCTTTGAAGTGGGTGTGATCCATGCTACTTACGATCTTTCAGGCTTTTTAGGAATGCCTCGTGTTCTTTGTTTAGCGATTCCCTCATTTTTGTTGACTTTACATCCTTGATGTGCTTGCCATTCAGGTTTAGGTTGCTTCTGATCTTATTGATGAGAAGCACCTGCTGATTTGTCTGGTCATGGTTCTTGTGAGTTTTGATGAAGCATTCATCACAGCAGGCCATCTGGCATTCAACGCAGAAGTTGCGCTGTGGTTTCTGGTTCCGTTCCTCTGTATTCTTTGGAACGTGTTTGCAGGTAATCATGACAGGTGCTGATTGTTCTGTACTGCCTGGCATTACTTCCACCTGTCTGATTCTGGATTGCGGGTCACAATATGGGAATGGTTCTTGTGTTTCTTAATCATAGTATCATAGGTTCCACTGGTCTTGCAGTCATTGCAGAGTAGGATCCAGTCTGAGTCTTGTGTCCGTTCTTCCTCTTTGAGGGTTCCATTTTGGCTCATGCATCCATCTCAATTCCAGTCGCTAAAACACTAATAGTGTTGGCATTATCCAGAGTAATATTAGGAAACTTAGTTGCCGCGAAAACAATGTGTACATCCAAAATTCTAGTGGAGTTCGGACTCATTGCGATAGACTCTACAACGATAGATCCATCTGCAGTATCAAGAGTGTTAGCCTCTCTAAATGTAAAATTCCTAAGATTTGCACCGCCGGTATACGTCAATCGTAGCATGACAAACACTTTTCCTACAGGAACCTGATAATTCGCACCAACATCATGTAGTGTTCTGGTACCAGCAACGGTGAGACCTATAGTTAGAAATTTTACTATCATATCAGCAGTAAAAACATATGTCACGCCATCAGTCTTGACAGCTACTGGATCTTTCACAACCATCTACAACACCATGAACTCTAACAATGTAAGATCAACGCCATTAATGGTAACTGTTGTCAGGTCACCATCCAGTTTGCCACCATCTGCAGTAGAATGGATGTGGAACCCTCCTGATCCCATTCGGAGTGTCCACACTGGCGCTGCCAATGTTCCAGTGTTTTGGTACTTTTGGTTTTCATCAGTTCTGAAGAACCAACCATTTGGAATCCATTGTGATGGGAAGGCTATGTCATATCCCATTGTACGCTCCTGAAAGTTAAGCGGAGATAGTGATTCGATGTTGCTCTTTCCCCATTTTATAGTTTGAGCCATCTATATCACCGCAAGTTCTATCAGTTTAAGGTCTTTACCGCTAACGACGGCTATCGTCAAATCACCGTCCAGCTTGCCACCACTTCCCGCTGCTCCAGAGTGATTGTGGTCAGTGGTGCCAGATCTTGCAGTGAATACAGGCACTCCTTCCGTTCCAGTGTTCTGGTATAGTATGTTCTCATCTGTCCTCCAAAACCAGCCATTTGCTGGCCATGTTGCAGGGAATGCGGTATCCCAGCCCCACGTCCTTTCGTTGAATATGACGTCAGTAATTGCATCATCATGGAGAACCGCAGTCTGAGCCATTATAGGTTCTGCATCAACTCATTGATTTGTGCAGTTATTCGTTCGCCAGCGGTGAGTAGAAAGTCTGGAAACTGTATCCTTGCATGTGCTATTCCAACAGTGAGTGTGTTGAATAGTACAGCCTCCTTGAGTGTGATTGGTACTATAAGGTCGGCGTCTGTTGCGGTGTCATTGTACTTTGAGGTCTGTGATTGTGTTGAACGTTGGCCATGTGTATCCAATGGTGTCCGGGCACCAGTTGCAGCAATCAGACCAGTCTGTGACTCTGATTCAGCGGTTCCATCTGTGCCCCAACCCAGGTGATTGACTCCTGTTGTAGTTGCAGGAGAATCATCGGTGTCACGTTTTGATGATTCTTCCAGCCCGACAAGCAGAAGGATGTTGAATCGCTCAATTACATTCTTGAGTGGATCCCTTGCATACTTGGATGTCAGCCTGTTAATTGGGTGAACAGTTGTTTTACGATGATTAATAGAATCTGATATGATTTCAGCCTGTAGTTTCTCCATTCGCTTGATGAGGTTGCCGTCTTTTCCATACACTATCTTTCCAATGGAGCCTTCCCATTCTTTGTCGTTGAACTTCATCAGAGTCCATTTGTATGCCCGAGTGTTGCGGTGACCTTTTGGAATTATAATCTGAGACATATCATTACTCCTTTAATCGTGATAAAAAACCACTACTCCACTTTAGCAATCCCCAAGGTGATCTCAGGCACTGGTCTGGCATGCGAGGCGAAGAGGTATGTGAGTATTTCAGTGAATCCGACTGGTGATGCTGCAGTATCTGTGTTAAGCAGACCGTCATGATAATCATTAATCCATGCCTGGGTGAGTTCTGTGTTTAGAATACTGAGTGGACCCAATCGGATGGTGTTCTCGAGTAACCCTGTCCCATCTGCGCGGGCTATAATACCCAAGTTTGTCGCAGTGACTAGTATCGCTCCTGATTGTGCTGCAGTTGATTCAACCTTATCGATGTATGACCTGAAGCCGTTTGTTGAATCATAACTGAACCCAAAACTGAACCAGGCATCGTTTGGCACTGTTCTGTTGTGTGTCACCTGACCGCCTGACCTATCAATCGTGAGCCTCATGTTGGTTTTAGTGGTTAGCTTCAGACTGTATTGGACATTATCCTTGTGTACGATGAACTCATCTGCAGCGACTGTGACAGTTGATGGGATGTACATGAATCCGACGATTGTCAGTTCGGCAGTCGGATTCAATCTGGTGGCATCGCTAACAGAGATGTAACCAACTCCATCGCAGTCCAGTCTGCCACCATATCTTGTATCCTTCTGCGGGAATGTGATTCCTGAGAATGCGTTCTCGGTGTGCGTCAAGGCATACAGGTTTGGGTTCTGTTTGATTGCTCTCATCAATGTTGTTGATGCACTTCCACCGGTCAGGCTTCTGGTTCTGTTTTGTGGTTTTGTAACATCTGCAAATCTAACATTATGCGTCTCTGATCTTAGCCTGATTTCATCTGCTTGGATTCCAAACTCTATGAAGAAGTCCTCATCGAGTGGGGCTCTGAACCCTTGGAGTATTGTGAATATCTTTGCAACTTCTTCTGATGTAATTGTCGGGCTCATGTGCAAGAGTGTTTGTATGTCTTCTGCGCTCATCGATATGCCTCCAGTGTTATTGTTGTTTCAGTGGCACCAAGTGCTTGTTCTGTCTGTGCATCACCCGCTATGCTCATGCTGATAATATCTGCTCTCATATCCATACCTCTGTTTGTGATTATTCTTGCCCACTGTCCTGGAATGATCCTGTCGGTTGGTGCTGTCACAACTATGGGTGGCATGATGCGTCTTTCCTTTGCCATGACTGATGATAATCCTATTGCAAGACTTCTCGCTGCACTCAATGAGTTGATGTCACGTATTGGTATCGGTCGCTCCCTCACACCGAATTTCCGCAAGCCTGCTGTGTTCAACCAGATGAGGTTCGTTGCCAGTGATGGATATGTTCGGTGTGCAAAGTCACCAACCTGGACTGTCCAAGTGGTTCCATTATCCGAATCATAATAGACGCCCGAACCTGTCAGGTATTCCATGCCGACGTGATGAGTTGCATCACCATATTTGTCAAAGATGATGAACCATGTGCGGTTTGTGCTGATTCGTGCTTTCTCGAAGGATATCTCGATAAATGTACCAGAGCCAGTTAGCAGAGCATCAAGTTTCTCTGCTGGGATTCGGACTCGTTTGGCAGAGTCCTCATCTCTTGGTGCCCCTCCTGATTCTGCTGGTACAATCTTCATGAACGCATCACCAAAGTTGGCTCCAGGTAATCCAACTCTTCTGAGTTTCACTGCAATCCTTTGGAGTTTGCCCTGAGTTGGTGTGATCTGTATTGCAACATGCTTTGTGCTCATATCAAAGACAGCATTTACTGCTGGGTCGTTGTTAATGTCTAGGATTTCATCCTGGGCACCAAACAGATGCAGGATGGATATTGCTGCTTCAATTGATGATGTCTTGACTTCAAAACTTGCATTTCTGATGTAACCAATTCTCTTGTTGTCCCAGTTCTGGCCGACGAGGTTTGTATCGTTATCAATGAACAGCATCCCAGAGTCAACTGTGAGAGCCTGGTTTAGCTTTGCATTTCTATCCGGATCGATGTAGCAATATCCGGCAATGTTTGCGGCGATGTGTGCCATCATATGTGCCCAGGTCTGGAACTGTTCCTGGAAGTCTGCAATCTTTATGTTGATATCAGCAGGCGCTGCTGTTATCTCTGGTTCGGTGCCAAGGCTTCGGACGAGGAGATGATCTGTATCTTCAAAGATGTCTTTGAAGATCTCGGATGCCTTTGCAGCGGTGTCGGTTTTGTCTAGGGTAATTCCATCAGTCTGCTTCTTTTGAAAGCGCTGTATGTTGCTTATCCTGTCAACTGTTCTGACACCCCAACCACCACAGAAGATCCTGTGCTCCAGTTCTCCAGGGGACTTGTCGACAACCCCCACCTCCATGATCTTACCATAGAACCATCGCTGGAGCAATGCGGATGTCTTTCCAAGGAAGATCTGTATCTCCCACTGGTTCTTAATCTTTGATAGCAGTTCCTTGGATGTTGCATCAAGCAGATTGGCATCATTATCTTGTATTCTTAATGCAGCAAAGCCCTGATTTGCATTCACCCCAGTCTCTATTGCCCAGGCTCGCAGGTCAAAGTCGCGCGTGCCTGCTGGGAGGATGTTTGCATTCTCAAAGCGGAACTTCTCGATCCCATCCAAGTCCTTTATGATGATTTGTGGTGCCAATGGACTGGGATCCCAACCTGCTGGGATTGCCATTAAGTTGTGATCACCGCATAGCGTTCATGGTTTGCAAAGCGTAGTATGTTATTGAGGTCTCGCAACATTGTGTCATTCCTGAGTATCTCTTCAAGTGGAAGACCAAACATTGATTCAGCAACACCAACCGCGCCAGTCCTTACGACTCCTGGTCTTGCAAAGAACTCAGCCCCTCTCAAGGCTTGTAATTGTTGAAAGAGTCCCTCCCTGTCTGCTGTTTTTGTAAATGGGAATAGTGTACTAATTCTCCCAGGTTCAAAACCGAACAGTGGTGCTAGTTCAGTGATTGTTTGCTGATGCTTGGCGATTGCTTCATTAAGTTCCACTAATCGTCTATTGGCTTCGACCAGTGAGATCCTTCCTCCTGCTAACATATCAAAAGTGACTCCAATGGAAGCAAACTTTTGATTGATTTGACCTATGATTTGTCCACTTCTTTGAGCAATGTTTGCTCTTGAAGTTCCTAATCTAATGCCTGGAAACAGTCGTGATAATTGGCCAGCTCTTCTGAATATTCGTCTTTTACCTGCTGCTCTTGCTGCTTGGCGTGTTGAGAAACCGCCGACCACTGCTCCAGGTTGTCCAATGGTCATGCCTGGAAGAAGTCTGCCACCAGTCGCGAGCCTGGTTAATTGTGCATCTTGAATACGTATTCTTGCAGTCAATGCTGATGGTGGTGATACGCCACTTGGTAATCCTTCTGCAAAACCACGTTTTGGAATTAAGAATCCAGGTGTTTGTGTAGTTCCTGCTCTCTCTCCTAAGAATGCAAAGATTGCCTTCTCAGCTTGCCCACCGAGTGTTCTTATATCAGAGAGGACTCTGCTCCTGACCCATTGTGTGGTCTTTGTTAGTTCAATCGCGATTGCTCGTGAGACCCCCAGTTTTTGCATTGCGTTCTTAATTGCTGATTCGGTACCTTGTCGAGTTATGGCGAAAGGGTCGCCCCTGAAGCCTACTAAATTGCGGCCAGTGCGAATGAAGACACCATCTCTTCCAAAGAGAACGGCATCCTGTTCTTGCTTAGAGAGATCCGCGAAAACCCTGAGTTTCGAAAATGATTCTTGTTTTTTTTTAAATATGTCTACTGCTTTGCCAGCAGCAGTTGCACCTATTGTAACATCATCAAAGCCATCTTTGAGATTGGTCAAGTTTGGAATGAGTCCTGTCCTAAGATCCGAACCTGTGTCCAAGGCAGTCTGACCGAACTCTTCCAATTTTGTTGCCGATTCATCTGCTGCTTCACCAAATTCACTGACTGCTTCTTCGGCAGGTGGAAATACACTTTTCACAAGCAACTCAAGTGCTTGAAGTACTGGCATGATTACCTTTAGCCAGTTCCAGAGTTCTTGAACTGCATCTCTTACTCCAAACGCATTTGTCTCCCATATTGCGAAGGCGGCGCCGATTGCAATCATTGCAATGCCCAGCGGACCAAGTGCAAGCATGAATGACCTGACACCAATGGCCATGCCACGCAGACTTAATGTGGCTCCTATCATTGCAATCTTGAATTTGTTGAGATTAAAGATTGTGAATAATATTTGTCTAGTGAGATCCCTAAATTGAAATCGTGCCAGTATCAGACCGATCCTTACCTTGATCAATGCTACTGTCAGATTTGGCATGAGTGTTTTAGTTAGAAATGCAGACATAAGTGCTGTATTAGCAATGCTGATGGTCATGTTGATGTAAGTATCCTGCAAGTCATCTGCGATTTGCAGTGCATCGTTCTCTGCGATCTGGATGTCTGCTAGTTTGACTGTATAGTCAGCTTGAGCAGTGTTTAGTTTCTGTAATTGAAGAGTGAGGTTCGCCTTTGCAATAGTATAGGTATCTGTTGCTTGCAGACCTTGCTCTTCCATCTTTGCGATTGAGAATGTGAATCTTTGAACAGCCAATTGTGTTGAAGACAGCAAGTCGTTTGCTCTTGCAAGACCGACTGTGACCTTAGCGACCTTCTGTACTGCTTTGTCTTGTTTTAGATGTGCTTTATTCAAGTTTGACATGCCTGTGAATGTTGTACCGATGGATGTACCGAGTGCGGCGATTCCTAAAGTCATGACTCCCATGCTGACATTGGCTTGTTGCGTTGCTACTGTCATCTGGCTGGTGGAAGCTGCGGCTTGTACCATTCCAGTGCTGATTTGTGAACCTGCTCTCTGACCTGCGATGCCTAATTGGTTATATGCTGCTGCTCCTCTGGTTCCGCTTTGAGTAACTTGTGAACCAGCAAGGGTTGCTGATCGACCTACCTGATTCATGGAGGTTGATGCTGTTCCTGCCATTGTAGATAAGGATTGTTTGGTTCGATCCGCGCCCTGGGCTATCCTCTCAACTGATTGCTTGCCTTGAGTGCCGAGTTGTGACAATGGACCCTTTGCTCGATCCGCACCTTGGCCTATCTTCTCAATTGATTGCTTGCCTTTTGTACCAAATTGTGTGAGAGACTGCTTGGCTTTATCAGCGCCTCGTCCTATATCTTGGAGCGCGGTTTTGCCCTTAGTGCCTAATTGTGTAAGGGCAGTCTTTGCTTTTGCTACTGGTTGGGTGAATCTGTCTGACTTTAGTTCAATCTCAGCGATACCCTTTATCTTTTCAACCACAAGAATTGTTATTTTTTAGAAAATTAAAGAACTGGGAGTCCTTTAGAAGAATCTAAAGTGTTTTTTGAGGTTTTTGTTGATTATGCGATTTCCCTCCTTCATGGTCTTTCTGAGGGCTGGACGCACGTGTGGCATCTCTTCAAAGCCAGGGTGCATCACAAACTTGAAGAAGACTTCTGCATTGTTCCAGATAAATGCCAGTACGTTGTCCTTTGCGTCGATTCTGCCAGGCTTCCGGCCTTGGAACTCCAGAATATCAAACAGTTCGCCTTGTGGAGTCTCTATCTGCCCCTTGGTCGCTGTGACCTCGCCCTTCTTCCATGATTCTGCATAGGCACCAGTCTTTGCCGGTGCCTTTGCCTTGACCTCGCGCAGAAAGAAGTCTAGCATATCATTGATTACATTTTTAGTGAACGCGTCTCTGTTTTTTGGTAATTCGTCCAGCGCTACCTTGATGCGTACGATGGATCCCATCTTAAATTCTGCTGTGCTCACTTTATTCTCCTGTTGAATGCCTTAATGCAGGTCTTGTAATCCCACATGTCTTCGAGTGTTGGTTTGTGACCGAACTCTATCTCATGAAGGTCGATGATACTACCGACCCCATAGGCAAATAGGCAGAATACCTCGTGTATCTTCTCTAGGTCCTTGTACCAGCGGAGGTACTCTGTATGGCCAACTTCGACAGCATTTGCAAGTGCTTCTGTCCTACCCTCCCCCCTAAGTCCACTAAAAAAGCGCGCAGTTCGTTGGATAGAATACCCAAAGTCCCTGGTCCAGCGTTGATGTCGTTTGCAGCCTCATCATAGTTGAATCCAACGAGTGCAAGTTCTAGCATTCCTTTTGTTGCTATTTCATACGCCTCTTCCTTCAGATAGGTGAGTGCGTTTGGATCCTGTTCCAGTTTCTTCATCTCTATTTCATAGGTCTTCTGGATTAGCCTGACTTTATCGACTATTTTCTTGGTGTGGCCATCTGGTCGGATCTTCCATTCAAGATTCCCGATGTAAGCAACGAGCCTATCGGTATCGATGCCGATTGTTTGATCTTTAAACTTGCCAGTGTCGCCTGGTTCCATCTCCAAGGTTGGGACTGGTTCTGGATCTGGCGTTGGTGGCTCAGGTTCGGTTGGTTTAGGTGCTGGCTTTGTGCTCATAACATCCAGCCTTTGATGTATGATAAAACTGTTCTAGTCAATTGTAATCAAGCCCAAGATAACACATCAGCTTCAAAGGCCTTGGTCTCAATTGTTGCGTCGCTGGTGTCGCCTGTTATTTCCTCGCCTGATGGCAGGAAGAGGAATCTGGTAAAGGTTCCAACGATTTGGCCTGTATCAATGGTCAGTGTAGATGTTCGTGGTGTGACTGCCCTGGCATCAACGTCAAACACATCTGACTTTTTGAATAGGTCTATGCTTCCAGTGATGACACGTTGTGTGGGTCGCCGGTATAGGTCTGTCAGTGTTCCGCTTGGATCTTGTATCGCTTCAGTGAGTGCGACTGATATCGAGAAGCCCTTTTGTTCAAAGGCTACTGAATTGTAAACGAATGGTGCGGCTCCGCCGTCATTGTGTATCAATGGCGTGCCTGTGTTAGCAGTTGCGAAGGAACCTATGCCAATGGTGGGTCCAGTTGTGTCGATTGTAATTGTTTTGCAGGACATTGTGATTTCAAGTGTGATGTATCCTTCATTGTTGATGGTCAGCGTTGAATTATTTGGCTTGCATCCAAGGAATTGCTCGAATGTTTCGACAGGTGCGACAGCATCGTCATTGTAAGACCAGACAAGTGATCTGGATTCATCTGGTGTGCCTGCTGATCCATCTGGAAGGTTCTGTGCCCATGCGAGTACAGTCTCGTCTCCAGTAAGCATCAAGAACTTGACAGTGACCTCGTTCTTCTCCCTGGTCTTTGTCTTCTCCTGACGGTCTACATTGCCAGATATACGCTTCTCTGCGGTTGTTGGATCTGCACTCTTGACGAGTGATGCGTTCTGACCAAAGGCGGTGTATGCTGGATCAGTAGGTGTCACTCCATAGAGTGCGACGGTGGTTCCCTCAGCTACAAACTGGGGTTCCTTTACGACATCACGCTGAGTAACCATCTGAGAGGCAGCCATTAGGTCTTTGCCTCATGTTTCTTTGTCCATTCCTTCAAGCCTTCCCAGTAACCACAGTCAGGACAGTGTTTGGTTCCATCCATGCCAGGTTCAGTGACTAGACGCTTGCCTTTACACTTTGGACATGTTGATAAATGTGGATGCTTTAGCATCTTATTAAATTCGGGACCAAGAGCATACCTGACCTCTGGTTTAGTATCATCTTTAGGTTTAGTATCATCTTTAGGTTTAGTCTCTACTTTACTCACGAACTATTTTGTAAACTCGAAATAAAAAGAACTTAGGATTTGTTTCGCTGCCAGACACAGCCTAGTTCTCCTGCCTTTTGGTAGACGATGCCAGTCTTTTCAAAGGCACCAATTGGAATGAACCCAACAACCTGCCTGTCAAAGGTGTGGATGGCGGAGTCGTTCACATTATCTGATTTCTTGATTCTGACGCTGTTGTTTGGGATGTTCTCCTGGATGATGCGGTTCACTTCCCTCTCGAATAGGAATGCGCGGTATGGTTTCTCTGCAAAGATGTCAATCGCGACGATTGTTAGCATCATAAAGAACTTGTTGCCAGTTGGCTGTGCCTGTTCGTATCGAGTGGTGTCCATCTGCTTGAATCTGATTAGATCCTTGTTGATGTCCTTCATCCAAGCGGTCGCAGATGTCTTTGAAGTGTAATCTGCTGCGGCTGATGCACGTCCATGTGGTGATAGGAACACAGGCGTGGCTGATTCGGTATTTGCTGCAGTCCAAAGCCTAGACATTAACGCCCGGATAGTTTCGTCAAAGGTTTCAGGATCGCCAACCAGATAGTTATCAGTGATCATCTGTTGTTGAATCCCTTGGTCTTCTGGAATACAGCGGCACCACCCTCTACAGTCTTCTTGTTTATCCTGGCTATTGAGCCATGTGCTGAGGTTCTGAACTCGGTCGCCTTGCGTGCGGCTGCATCTGTTGGTATTCCATCAAGTACCTCGGCAGCAGCCCACTGTTCTGCAGCCTGGATCCTGAGATTAGCATCGTCGAGTGTATCGACCCATGCACCAGTTGCGTTCTCCATCCATTCGTCGCCACGATTGAGGAACTCATCTGCATCTGCATTTGATAAATCAGAAGTGCTGAGGCCGCCAGCAAGATAGCGCAATCTGTTCTCACGTTTGACTAGAGTGTTGTCGCTTGTATCAATTAAGACCATTATAGTTCATCTCGAATGTCAATAACATTAATGCTTATCTTACCCCAAAAGACCTTCTTCCAATACCAGAATGAGATTGTGAAGTGTTTCAGTATTCTTCCCTGGTAGTCGATTAGGCTGTGTACCGCGGTGACCCATATCCTGTCTTTGGTCTTGTGTTTCTCATACAATCTAGCATGGCAGAACTCGTGCATTGCGACTACGTGGTTACTGCGATCAGTGAATGAGTTCTTGGTATCGACAAGGAATAGTTTCATCTCGAACTTGCCAGTCACACCGCTCGGAATGCCTGGGGTGATAGCTTGACCAGAGGTTGATTCAATGTGATCAAAGTAGGCAAGTTGTGTCTCGGTGCTTGGATAGATGTGAATGTCCCATCTGTTCAGGAAGGCGTATGCTTGTATTCCAGTGTGCAGGCACAGGTTTCTGAACAGTTGCCTGTAGAGTCTCTTGTTTAGATGTTTAGTGTGGAATATTATTGGCATTGAAAAATGGAGGGAGGGCACTGATTAAAAGGTGTTTAGTGCAAGTGCCTATTTACCGACTGCCATCTTTACTACTTGGCGGGCTGCAGCGTATGCAAGCAATGGAAGCGTGATGATCTGTGTTGCCACGACGCTCTGATTGACTGCGAGGTCAGCAAGTGCTATGGCTATCACGCCAGCAAGTGCGATATACACTGACTTTTTGGTTTGGACTGCTTCTGCCATTAATCAGCTCGCTATGTTCTGAAATAAAAGGAGGAGTGGTGCTAACCAGTCTCGTCAAGCGTGGTCTGGCCACCTTTCTTCTTCAGGTGCTTGTCCAGGATCTTCTTGACGGAGTGGGCTGCTATCTCGTCCTCGCAGGTCTTGGTTTTGTATTTTAACTTGAGGACTTCCTCTTCCGTTCCCCAGTTCTCTATCTCCACGTTTGTTGTGGTTGACTCATCGTGAAGATCGTTCAGTTCGTCGACCAGTTTGCTGGCTGCGCTCAGGGTCTTCAAACCAGAGATGGAATAGGTAAGCGTGATGCATTGTGAGTTCTCAGAGTTGACGTTAGAGACGTTGATATGACCATGACCCTTGACGCCTTTGGTTTTAGGTTTCTTTTTTGATTTCTTTGGATCCATGCTCGAACTGCTTGGACTGGATCTGTTTTGATTATAATCGTTACAGTCGAAAATGGTTGAGCTGGTGGATCATCGGTTCACATCAGATGGTTCGAGCCAAGATTGAGGTCATCCGTCGCCACTAGCTTGTTGATATGTTGTTGTGTTTAGATTAAATGATTGCTATCCATTTCTATTGACCAGGTTGATGGCTTGACCACTGTGATAACACGCCTTTGATATATCCTACATCCTCAAGTAGTGTATCAACATCATTCGCTACTTCAGACAGACCTATGCCAAACCAGCCAGCGACAAACACAGTGAACGATAGACTTGCGCCTATTCCGAGTAAAAGGATTTTGTGGGATTTGTTGTCGTCAAACATATCCCTGGTTTGTTTGGTTACGCGTCTTCCATTCGGGCGATTGCCTTTGTACGTCCGTCTTTGAGGTCATACCTGGTTGATATCTGGATTCCAGATTCGTTTGGTGGCAGTTCGAAGGTTGTGACCATGCTGTCCCGTCTTAGGCAGTACAAGACTCCGATCTTGGAATCCACCATGGTGACTTCTGTTGCTGGCACCTGTGTTGATACGAAGATGTCAACGCCGAGGATGGTTCTGCCGAAGTGACCCAGGGCGATATCAATAAACTCGCCGAGTAGAGTGGAATCCTTAAAGTCAGTATCTTTGAACAAGTCTCCTGCTTGGTCTGTGTGCATGTATATCTTATCGGGTGCGAAGTTCTCGCCCCGGACGGCACTCCAGAGATTAACCAGATCAGCATAAGCCAGTGTTCCCGCAGTTGTTGCACCAACTAGTGCGCCTGTCGCAAGTGATGCTGCTGCTATCGCTTGAATGTGAGTGATGATTTCCAGTGATTCTAATTCCTTGAGTGCCCTTGCAGTCTCTGCTGCTTCCTCGGATGCCACATCCCAGTCTGCGTCCTCAAGATAGTTTGTATCCCATACGTCGCTTGCTTCAAACTCCTTGTCTGGAGTCAGGGTGACAAAAGTCTCACGCTGTCCCCTAGATGTTGTGATGGTCTTGCGACCTGTCTTCTTTGCCTTGCCTCGTGATGGAAGCCTGAC